TGCCCATACTCTGTGTCCCATTTCAAAATGAAACTCTTTATCTATTTCCCATTTCATATAATTGCCTGTCTATTAAAAAGCTATATTATATAATCATTGCTTCAAGAAGTCAACCTACTTCTTCATTTCAGTACAACTATCTACTGCTGGACATTCATTGCAAATATCAGTATTAGTTGCTTTACAATTTACAATAATCTTTACATGTTCAAGATCTGTTGAAATGTCATTTAATATCTGATATTCATTATGTATTGCTCTAACTAACTTACCTATTGTACTAACCGTCCAATACCACCAATTTATACTAACTATTAAGCTAACCGAAATAATACCCCACCAAATTAAATTGTTATTAAGACTAGACAGATAAAACCAGCTAGCAATTATGCAACATACTGCTACTACTACTATTGAACTAGCATACAGCCACATTCTTCGTTGACGATAAATTATTTCCAATTCAACGGTGTGCTCATCTATTGTTCCTTGTCTATTATTGTCATTTGTCATTACACTCCTAAAGCACCAAACGGTTTCCATTCACCTGGGGTGCCACTACGAATACATACCCATCCTACATACCCATCATTTATTGGATTTTTACTCCATATAATATCCCCTGTGGTGTATTCTCCAGCTGCCGGTACTCCGTCACCTACTATAAATTTCTTATTGTTAAAACTAACAGCTCCGCTGACTGAAAAACTAACAGACGGATCAGGATTATTGATCCCAATAGATACTGGCCCAAATACTTTTACCGGACGACGGGTATTTTGTAAAGATCCAATTACTATCTCAGAATTAGAAGCATATAGTACAGCATTATCATCTACACTCATTGATACAGCAGTAACCGCTACTAATTTTGATGTCTCAATGGAATCAATCAATAACTTACCAACAGTTACATTTCCAGATAGTGTTGTATCACCGGCAACTGTTAACTCTTTTAAGTTTCCAACAGATTCTAATTTAGAAGTTACGACGGAATCACCTAACTTAGTTTCCGAAATAACTTCTATACCATTAATAAAATATGATTTATCTGCAGACACATCAATCGATTCGCTTGACCACAATCTACATGGATCAGATTTTAATAATAGATGCGATGACGTATTATTGACGTTATTCCATTGTAACCCTTTATTGTATATGCCTTCTGTAGTTGTCTCGTTAAACATTAACGACGATGTTCTTTCAACACGAATATCAGAAACAACCGAATCTGCATGTAATGAACCAAACACTCTTAATACAGCTGATTTATTAAACTGATTACCAATTTCAACATCGCCTGAGTGTTTAATTAAAATTCGATCAATATTATCGGTTATAATAGAAAAGTCATGATTTGAGTTAGTTCCAATTGATGCAATATTATTTGCTGGACTACCTATTGAAATCTCAACATTATTATCAATTATGCTAATTGATGCTGATGGATCAGTTGTACCTAACCCTAACCGATTTGTATTTTCATCAAAATATGCAAATCCGCCAATAGCAGCTGACCCTATTACAGAAAGTGCAGTTAATGCACCTACTTGTCTAAGATTACTCTTTGTAACAGTTGGACCTAACGAAGTTAAACTTAGCACTGCAGTATTGTCAATTAAGTATGATGACTCAACTGATATATCAATGTTACTAGAAGTCCATATGCGATTGCCTGTTCGATAAATTAACTGGGTTGCACCTTCTTCACATGTCCATGTAATACCTTTGCCGTTTAGCTCACTAAACGTTTTTGCATACCAATTACCAAAATCAGTAGTCTCTGATATTAACTCTTTAACTCGTAATGTATTTGCAGTAATGTTACGAGATTGCAAATCACCGTAAATGTTAACTGAACCGTGTGTTATTGTGTTACCATTAATACTAACATTACTATTGATTTCTGAAACAGCTAACTTATCAATAAGAACGGTATCGTTTTGAATATTAAATATATGTGTCATAATTAAGTCTCTTTTTAATATTTATCATAATTATGGCGAGTATCAGACACACGGAAATCTTATAAATACTGCAAACGAGAACAAATATGGAACTAACTGTTTGGACACAACCATCGGGGTCTCTTGGTACATTCCAAGAGGACTCTAATTTTAATTTACAATTACCTGTTAACGATGACAGCACTATTGCTTACAAGGTTATTTCAGGAAAACTACCTGGCGGGTTATGGTTAAACCACGACCACATACTAGGTACTCCGTATGAAGTTGCTCGAAATACAAAGTTTTCTTTTTGTATTAGAGCAAGTAAAAATAATCAAATTGCTGATAGAACATTCACTATTACAATCAGCGGACCAGATAACCCTGTAATTTTAACTCCGCCTGGCTTATTAAACATCGGACCACATAAACAATTGTTTATGATCGACAACGCATTTATTAATTACCAAATAAACGCATTTGATACTGATACTATTGCAGGACAAAAATTAACATACTTTATAACAGAAGGTACCCTACCTCCAGGGTTGTCTCTTACACCGGATGGTGTAATTTATGGTATTGTAGAACCAGTAACTAGCTTAAAAGTAGGAGAAGGTAATGGTAAGTATGATTACGGCCTGTATGATGCCGGTAATTATGATCTTGCAAATCCGCCATCGCAAAACAATTACGATGTAATTGTTTACGACTATACTATGGGATATGATTCAAGTTTTATACCACAGCCAAAAGCAATTAATAGATACTACGAATTTGTTGTAACTGTAACTGACGGAGACACTACTTCCCCACCGTATCGCAAATTTCAAATATATGTAGTTAACCCGGCATCGTTTAGAGCTGACTCAGAATCGTTAATTTCAAATTCTAACGTATACACTGCAGATACAACTTACGTCCAAGCTCCGGTATGGCTTACATCCTCTAATTTAGGAACATACCGAGCAAACAACTATGTAACATTAGTACTTGATGTATTTGATACATACTCGTTATACTACAAATTAGAACCTATCAATGCCTTATCTTTAGCAACCGCCACTCGTAGATTACCGCAAGATGGCGGATCATTTGATTATAACAGAGTTGGTAGTTATATTGTTACTACAACTGCAACTGTTGTATCACCGGTAGTCGGGCATTACGTAAAATTTGCTGGTTCTAAAATATTTAATAGAATTGCAGAAGTGCATTCCTACACAACTAACGAGTACACTCTTACATTACACTCTCCCCTTGATGTTAGTTTAACTAACGGAACACAGTTTTTTATTGGAACAAAGAGTGAAATACCTCTAGGTATGCGATTTGATGAAATTTCAGGAGATGTATTTGGAAAAGTACCTGCACAGTCTGCAATTACAAAGTCATATAGCTTTACTGTAACTGCAATTCGAATCGGCGATGTAAATACTACTGAAATTAATAGTGTGTCAAGAGTCTTTACAGTTGATATTATTGGAGAAATTGATAGTGCTATTACTTGGAATACTCCTAGCAACTTAGGCCATGTTGATGCAGGATACGTTTCATTACTTAATATTAATGCTACTACGTCTATCCCAAATGCAAGCATAATTTATAATATAACTTCTGGACAGTTACCTCCGGGATTATCATTAGAATTTGACGGTGAAATAACTGGTAAAGTACAACAATTTGGTAATACTATTAACTTTGACAATAACGCTACTACATTTGATACAGATGAGTTAGAATACAGAGTTACATTTGATACTTACAAACTTAGACTATTCCCGTTATTAGCAGATGCTAATTATACATTAAATCCGGCATCTGGTTTGCAAGATAAAAACACAACGTTTGATTTTAATCTTACAACAATCGGATCAGTATTAAACACAACTACATTTAACCAAACTAACAAAGAATACGGACTAACGTCATTTGATTTATACATTGATTCTACTACATTTGATAATAGGCTTACAACTATTGATCGAGTATACAATTTTACAGTTACTGCATCTGATCAATATTACTATAGCGCATCGGTTAGATCATTTAAAATAGCAATAGAAGTACCAAATAATATTGAATATAGCAATATATCAGTTAAACCGTTCTTAAATCCGGCACATCGAGTAATTTGGTCTAAATTTATTAACGATTCCGCAATATTTACGCCAGACAATATTTATAGACCATACGATTCACTGTTTGGAATACAAGATAACTTGTCAATGTTGCTATATGCCGGAATTGAAACAAGTGATTTAGGTCATTTTAGTGTATTAACAACCGAAACCATTAAACGATTCCAATTTGAAAACGTTTATAAAGCAATTGCATATAACCCCGGTACTAAAACACCAGTTTATGAAGTAATATACGTGAAAATGATAGATCCAATGTTAGCAGATACGCTATATGATAAAAATAATGTCACACAATGGCGGTCTCAAATTTCAAAGCTTGGTAAATTAAAATGGGATTATATGCCATTGTGGATGAGATCAGTGCAACCGGATTCTAGAACGCAGTTAGGATTTACATTAGCAGTTCCGTTGTGTTTTTGTAAGGTCGGAACAGCTGACAACATACTGTTAAATATTAAGTATAGTAATTTTGATTTTAAACTAATAGATTACACAGTTGATAGAGTAATAATAAACAAAATTATCGGTGATAACACTGATAAATATATTGCATTTAATAATAGGAACCTCCAATGAGTAATATAGTAGCAACAACAATCGATATTCATTACCCGGTAGCGGGTGTCGATAACGACAGTAAAGGATTTCGTGACAATTTTGCACGAATTCAAACTGCATTAGCTCAAGCTAAAGCAGAACTTGAAAAATTTGAAACACATGCAGTATTAAAAACACCATT